GCCTAACTTCCCGTCGGCCGCCGACGCGCTGGTACTCGGGTCATACAGGACCGCAGACCCGCCCAGTGAGAAACCATCGCCCTGCAGGTCCGCCAGCGTCCGCATGGGCCACGACTTCTGCGCCAGTACACCATCGGCCACCTTTGCGGTCGAGGTGTATCCGGAGAAGGTCAGACTGATATCATCGTCCGGCACCTGCATCGTGATCAGAACGTCCATCGGCTGTCTTATCTGTTTTGCGTTTTCCAGATCAATCGTTGTGGGCATTGATGAACCTCAATTCAAGGGATACGCCGGACCATGCGACGTCCCCATGCGGATCCGTCAGTCTGGTCACGGTCGCCGTCGATACGATAGGTATGACCGATTCGGTCACGGTGTTGTTGCTTTCGTCGGAAAAGACCGCATCCACCGCAGTCCCGCTGAGCGCCAGAAGCGCCGTCAGCTGATCCTGCGGCAGATTGTCCCACTGCAGATGCAGGTTGGCATACCGCCAGCCGATGACATCTGCGCAGACCTTGCCGGTACAGGTGACGATCTCACCGGCGTAGATCCATTCCCGGGACAGGGTGAAGCCGTTGCTCCGGTAGATCTCCGTGCCGTTTATCCGTATACTGTTAAAAACTCCGATCATCCCAGAATCCTCTTATACTGATCATACATCCGGACGGTTTGCTCACCCATCACGGGACCGTTCGGGTACAAATAATTCACAATCTTGATCTCGCCACCGGCTCCGGCCTGCTGCAGCTGTCCGCCCATCAGGATCCCGTTGACGATGCTGTCAGCCATACCGGCCAGCATCCCCTGCAGCCTGTCGATCGGCAGGACCGCTTCAGCTCCCGCTTCGCCGACGCCGATGATGCTGGGACTCCGGAAGATACCGCCCTTGGCGTACCAATCGACATTAAGGTCCGGAATCACGCCATGAAGCAGGTCACCGATGGACCAGCCCGGCGGGTCGATGCTGAAGTGCGGCGTCTTCAGATCCGGCAGCTTGAAATCGAAGTCGAAGAAGCTCTTGATCTTCTCGATGATCTTCTTGATCGCGTCCCTCGCCGCCCGGATCGGTGCCAGCATGGCATCCTTCAGGTCGCTGAATGTCTTCTTTACCGAGTCCTTCATGGCTTTGAAGGTCGCCGTTACGAACTCTTTCAATTTCTTCGCTGCGGCTTTGATTTTGTCCCAATTCTTATAAACCAGAACGCCTGCCGCCACCAGCGCCGCCAGTATCCCGATCACAATGCCGACCGGACCCGTCAGGAACGTGAATGCTGCCCCGAGCTTCGGAATCAGCGTGATGATCGAGCCGATGCCGGTGGCGACCTTGCCAATAAAGATCAGCACCGGGCCAAGAGCCGCCGCGATTCCTGCCGCAACGAGGATGGCCTTCTGTGTCTGTGGCGACAAGGTCTCCCACTTGGCCGCCAGATCCCGCAGCCACCCGGACAGCTTCTCCAGCGCGGGATTCAGGTACTTAAAGACCGTATCCGCGATCTCGTAGCCGGTGACCTTGAGGCTGTTCAGCGCCAGCGTGAACTTGTCCGCCGGATCCAGTGTATTCTCAAACGTGCTGTCGAGGGACCCTTCCGCGTCCGTCACGGATGCCGCCAGCGACTGGAAGTCAAGCGACCCATTTCTGGCCGCCGTAGCGATCGCTGGGCCTGCCTTCGCTCCGAAGAGCTCCGTCGCGGCGTTCATGGCCTCCGTCTCGCTGGATGCTCCCACGATGGACTGCTGGATCTCCTGCATGACCTCCGGCATGGTCTTGCCCGCCTTCGCCCCGTTGACGAGCGCCTTCTGCAGGCCGGTCATGACCTTAGACGAATCGACGCCGGAGACCTCCAGCTGACCGAGGAAGGTCGCCGCCTTATTGGCCGTGAAGCCCATCGCCTGCAACGCCGGCGCGTTGGTCACCAGCGACTGCGTCAGCGTGTCCATGCTGACCCCGGTGTCCTGTCCGACTTTGTTGAGGACGTCCAGCATGCCGCCGGCCTCTTCAGCCGGGACCCCGAAGGCCGCCATCGCCTTCTGCACCTGGTCGATGGATGTTGATACGTCGGTCCCGTTCAGCTGGGCGAACTTCAGGAACTGGCCCGACAGATCTTCCAGCGACTTTCCAGTCAGCCCGAACCGGGTGTTGACCTCACCGATCGCAGACCCAGCCTCTTCAAAGCTGACCGGGATAGTCTGGGCCAGTGTCTTCGCGGAGTCCTGCATGCCCTCCAGCTCTTTACCGGATGCGCCGGTCTTCTGCACGATGATGTCGAGGCCCTCGTCGACCTCCTTCCATGCCGCAACAGACGCCGCCGCACCGCCCACGATCGGAGCGGTCACGTACTTTGACATCCCCATTCCGACGGTCTGCATCTTGCCGCCGATTTTCTGGAACTGCTCGCCGACCTGTTTGAACTTGACGTTTTCGACTTCCTTCAGCTGCTTCGTGAAGTTTTTCAGCTGAGACTCCGTCACGATGATCTCGCGCCGCAGCTCCGTATAGTCCTGTGATGTCTTGTCGACCGACGGATCCGCGTCCATCTTGGCCTGCGCCTCCCGCAGTGCGTCGAGGCGCTTCTTGGTCAGGTCGACCTTCTGACCCAGCAGCTGCTGCTTCTGGGCGAGAAGCTCTGTATTTTCCGGGTTGAATTTTAAGGCACTGTTGACCTGCTTCAGCTGGGCGTCGACGCCGCGCGCATCTTTTCGGATGCCATCCAGCGCTTTGCCCAGTTTGGTCGTGTCGCCGTTAAATTCGATTGTGATACCCTTGATGTTCTTGCTTACCGCCATAACCAATCACCCCAGGAACGCATCCCAGTCGGCCTGCGTTGCCATCCTTCGCTTCGGTTTTTCCTTCTCCGGCTTTGCGCCGGGATCCTTGTAGCCGTGCATGTGGTTGTACTCTGTCACATAGTCGACCAGATGCCCCAGCTCCATCTCCTTGATCGCGTCTGCGCTCAGCCCTCTGTCGACTCCTGCGATTGTGACCACATCGAGAGAGACGGGATCCGATCTCTCATCCGCGCCAGAAGGCTCGCTGCGTTTTTTGAGCTCACCGAGCTTTCAACGATCGCGTAGAACATGGCCGGCAGGATCTCATCCATCGGGAACTGATCCAGATTCCGGAAAAAGGCCTCCGGCGCCGGCGTCTGCGGATCCGCGTTCTTCGCCATCGCCCAGAAGATCTGCAGCACCGTGGTCAGCTCCATGCCCGCCAGCTTGATGAACATATCCACCAGCGCGTCCGTGTTCATCAGATCCATGACTCTCTCCGGGTCGATGCTTCGGTCTCCCTTGACCACAGCGCTGCCGAAGATCTCCGCGACCCCTGCAAGGGCCGCCTCCACCATCGGCATCAGGTCCGGGAGCACGTCGTGACCAAAAGTGCCCCTATACACAAAAAGCCACCCCATCGAGGTGTCGATCTCGATGGAGTGTTGTTCGATGTTTATTGTCCTCCTCATGGTTTACGCCCTCCTACAGTGCCGGTACCGGGGGAGCAGTGAACAGCGTAGCATAAGCGGTGTCTGCCGGCTTGTACGCCGCTTTGATGATGCCGGTCTCGTTATCACCAGAGACCGTGAAGTCCAGCGTAGCCGTCTGGGGCTCTGTGGTGTCTTCGGTCGTGGCGTACTCTCTTGAGATCGCTCCCAGAGACACGTTGTACAGGATCATCCTGCGGGCCTCTTTGTCGCCCTCCGCCTGGAATGCGATGTATACGTCCTTGTTCTGCATCCCCTTGATCTGCGCGATGCCGCCGCCGGTCGGGGCAATGTAATTCAAGAACTGCGTCTTAAATTCATCCGTAAAGTTTGCGTTTTCGATGGATCCTGTGTAGCCGTTGTCGGAGTATCCGACAAAGTACTGCACATTATCCGCATAAAAAGTGTTCTGCTCGGACTCCGCATCCAGCGAGATGTTTACGGTTCCCGGCAGGTGATACGGCGTACCCAGCACGACCTCGTTCTGCTCGTTGATCGTGTAGGTGCCGAAGTGAAGATTGCTGACGCCGAATACGACTTTGTTCTCAGCCATCCTAAACCTCCTTAAATATCGTAGTAGATCATGAAGACCTCCTGATCATCCAGGTAAAGGTCTTCGCTCTTCTCATAACGGTGGCCATTGCTCAGCAGCAGCGCCTCGATACGCCCCTCCAGATCCGGATTCTTCTCGGTGTAGTAGTACTCGATGGTATACCGGTCCTGCGTGACGTAGTAGGTCGTGTCCGCCTCAAAATGGTCCTGCCCTGCCCCCATCACCATCAGGTACGGAGGCGTGATCCGCTTAGTGTGCCTGCCGTATACGACCGGCAGGTCCAGCGTCTGTAGTAGCTCAAAAATAGTCACAGCTCACGCTCCAATCTCTTCAGGTACAGCTCCATGCCGAACTGCTCCGCATCCTCGAGGTGCGGGTCCGGTGTGGACCTGCCGTAACGGCCGTACTGGTTGACGATGTCGTGCGGTCGTGTCAGCAGATGCGTCAGCTGCGGCTTCGTCGCGTTATAGACGATCGAGGATATGTATCTGTATCCGGCGCTTGAACTGCTGTCGACCTTCCAGCCGGATGCGTAATGTTTGCCCCGGTTCTTGCTTCTCGGGGATGTCTTCTTCA